TTAGCTCTTTTACGATTTCCAGATCCTTTCTTCTTTCTTGATAGGCTTTTACTAGCTACCTGTATTTTCTTTAGGGTTTCCTTAAAGAAAAGTGGAGACTCAATATCTTTCAAATCAGATGAAGTTAAGAACTTTTTAAGACCAAAATCAAACCCCACAGCTTGTCTAGTAAAGCTAGTATCTATCTTCTCTACATAGTCTGTTACTATGCTCATATAGTAGTCGTCTAGAGTATCTCTTTTAATAGTAATAGTTTTAATATTACCTAACACTTCTCTAGATTTGAAATAGTAGTACTTCCTATAATAGCCATTTTTAGCCCTATAGTCGTTTTCCCTTTTCATATCTATTTCAATAGAGTTGTTAGAGTTCAATCTCCAACCTTTGGGTAAGTTTTTTCCATCTGTAGAGTTCTTATTAGGTGGTCTTACACCCAGCATAAAGGAATTATACCTATCTCTACCCTTAAAGGTAGGAGTTCCAGTATCCTTAATACCTTTCTTCTGATCAGAATAGAATCTTTTGTACCCTACATCAATCTTTTTAAGTATTTGAGTCCTGGTAACTGAATTTATCATGTTCCAGAAAGCATACTTACCATTAGGGTGGTCTTTCATCTTATTCATATGCCTACTCAACTGGTACATACTAAGATGTTTCTTCCCTTCTGGAAAGTGATTTTTAAATAACCTATACCTTCTTTTATGCACAGCTATGGCATGATTATAGTAGTGCCTACACATACCTATAATCCTATCAAGTTCCCTTAAGTGTGGGCTTCTATGCATCTTAAACTGGTATGTTTTCATATCTTAACCCTTAAATGGCTTACTCCTAAGAGAAAATGAACCATCATATGGTACAGCTTGTTTTTTTCTTTCTTTAGGTCTAGCTTCTACTACTTTAAGAGGTCTACCAAAAAGTTCCCTTTGATCCATTTCAGACATAGCTATCTTAGCTTGTTCTTCATTAGGCATTTCTACAAACCCAAATCCTCTAGATCTACCAGTTTCCCTATCTATTATTACCTTAGCTGAATCAACATCACCAAAAGGAATAAATATATCCTTTAGACCACTATCGTCTATTGCCCAATCTAAATTTGCAACGTATATGTTCATAATTAAACTATTAGAGACTTTCCTCTTTGCTTATCAATTGTAATAACTTTATCTGCACTAAATTGCAGATTTTCTTTGTGACTAACTAAAACTATTTGCATATCTAACTTATCACACATTTGTCTTAAAAAGGCAGACGCTTGCTCTAAATACTCTTTAGATAAAAACTTTAAACTTTCATCTAATATAATAGTCTGTTGACCTTTAGCTAAATAAACAAAAACCACTTTAAACACTAAAGATATAATGTCATTCATTCCACCACCACAAGATTTCTGTGGGTCTAGAAGATTACCATCTTCAGTGATCAAGACATTAATAGCAGGTTGATTTCTATAGTTTTCTAATTGAATTTGAAACTTAATGTTCTTTTCAAATATTTTAGTTAACGCTTCAGTTAACAAGTTATTGAAAATATTGCATATCCCAACCCTATACTCTGCAGATACCTTGGAGAGGAATTCTCTAAGTTCATTATGTGTTTCTATATCTTCTTTATTAGTCTTACGTTTTTCATAATTATTATTAAGCTGGCTTTCTATTTCTTGTTGTTTATATTTGTATTTTCCTATTAGTTCAACAAAATCTTTAACAGATTCTTTATGTTGTTCTAAGGCTATAATATCCCTTTTATTATTTCTATTAACCATTTAAACACCTGTATAAATCCTAGTATCCCACAAAGTATTCCAAACAATACGCCAACACTCATAAAGGTGATAACTGCTATAGCACCCTTGCTGCTTGGCTTTTCTTCTTCTTCAAACATTCTATGTAGTAGGTTCTCTTCAGCTTTTTTCCTATCTCTTTCTTGTTTCAAGGTAAGTGCTTCAGAATCCTTTTGAAAGTTTTCTATGTCTTGTCTAATTTGATTTATTTTATCCATAGTGATTAAATTGCCCCCTTATTAAGGGGGCAATCATATTGTACAACAATGGACAATGATTAGAAGGGTGGAGCTTCATTATCTAGCTCTGTATCAGAGCCTTTCATTAGTTGTTCAATCTCTCCAGCAATTGCATCTCCACCTACTTCAACTTTTGTTTCTTCAGGTGAGAAGGTTGCAGTTCCAGTAGAAACTCTAGAGTGAACTTCATTACAAAGTGCAATAATCTCATCTCTATCTAGGATTTTATAGTAATCTTTTAAATCAAACTTCTCTCCATGCTCCTTAATAGCTCCTACTTCTTCTTCTGTTAAGGGGGAGTTGGTTTGATTAGGTAGTATTTCAAACCTATTAGCACCAGATGCTTGCTTATGATATCGTAATAGAATGTCATAACCATTATCTGGACAAGTGGGATCGCCACGACTAAAGCCTTCATCTTCAGTATCAGGAACTAGCTTAAGCAACTTATCCCAAGCTGATTTCTTAAAAGATGCTATACCTATAGAAGACATCATTTCTATCTTTTGTTCTTCACGATTAAAGGCTAACAAGTTAGCTTGAAACACATTGCGTTGTGGTGTTGCGTTTGCTCCCCAGGAAGCAGGTGGTTCTTTAAAAGAAATAAAAGGTAGCTCATCATGATCTTGACCTTTCATTTGTAGATCATAAACTTCATCTAAGGGGCAAGTTCTCATGGGTTCAGGAGTAAGCTTTATCTCATCAAATTCAGGGTAATCATAGTTAATACATGGCAACATTAATGTTTGGGTGTTACCATCCATTTTTTCTACTTGAATATAATGAATCATTCTTCTAATCGCACCACCAAATAATCTTAGTCTAGGAGTATCATCCCATTTCCAAAAATTTGGACGCTCAGTGTTTACTCTGTTAGAAGTTTGTGGTTTAATTCCAATTAAACTCATAGTTAAAGACCTCTATTCATTTTTAAAATTAATAAATCTCTCTCTGCTTCCAAAAGAAGCAGAGAGAGAATTCAGTTTAGTGGGTTCTGACAACACTAAAACTAGATACTTGAGTAAGTATCTAACCTATAGTACAACATTTTTTAGAGCTTTTGTGCTGAAAACATGAAAAAAATAAAAACAATAAAAAAACCCCACCTTTTGGATGGGGTTTTTGTTCAACTTTAACTAATCTAGTTGGGTTACCATAGCCATGATAAATCCCACAGCAAACAAATAAATTATACTACATATCACCTATAGGTTCAATAGGCTCTTGATGCTTAACCCTTTCATTCAGTATTTCATTAATTTTTTGTTCTAGTTTGTTTTCAAAGGGGTCATCAATTCTTTCATCTATAATGTCATTAATCTTATTCTTGAATTCAAATTCTCTTTCCTCTAGTTTCTTCTTACTTAAATTCTTAGGGATATAAATATCATCTCTAGTTAATGTTGTATCTGAAGGGATGGAGTATGGTTGAGTTAATCCTTCTATCTCATTGTTCACTCCAGCCATTATACTATTCATCTCACTACCCTCTAGTTTATCTAATCCAGAAGGTATGCCTTGCTTAAGGGCAACTTTTAGTGGGATATTTCCCCAAGATACAGGTTTAAGACCTAATCTTTTCTCCCTGACATAATTAATAGTGATAACACCTTCTGATAACATCTGTTTATCAATTTCCCACTGTTCATCTTGATCTAGTTCAGGTTCTATACCCCAATCAACATAGATGTCTTTAAAACCAAAACCACCTTGGTGACCCATCATTGGATTGGGTTGTGACCATATTAACTCAGAATTAAAATGATAAGCGAAAGTGTTAAGTTGTGGAACTAAAGCGTCTTTTTCAAATTGAGCTTGTTGTCTTTCTGAATTTAGCTTTCCAGTATTGGGAGTTACCATACCTAATACTAGTGGTTGCATATTGAAGACAGACATTATTTGTTCTAACATCCATTGGGAATATTGCTTAAAAGACATCTCATTTGGAGCTAAACCAACCTTATCTATCTTAACAGACCCCTCACCTTCTCCTGTGCTTATTAGGATGGGTCTGTGAGGCTTTCCTTTCAAATGTCTATCCCAATACTTCTGATATTCTTCTAAACGCTCTAAGGAGACATTTTGAAACATTACAGCTAGTCTAGGAGTGGCATCATTAGCAAACAACTCTGAGTTATAGTTCTCCACTCTTTGAGCATTGACCACTGTTTTACATAGCGTCTCTATTTTAGATGTTCCATATGGGGTTCCACTTCTAGGATTCATTATCATATAAAGAATTTCATCAATACTATACCAAACACCTTGAGAGTCGTTCTCCCCTTTCTCATAGTACGCTTTCTTGAAATTCTTAAAGGAACCAGTTTTATCAGTATTTAATACGAAGTCTGCACCATGTGCAGCGTATATTTCTTTGGGCTTACCTTTTTTATCTCTAACTACTTCAATAGCTCCAGCATCGTACATCAATAAGTCTCTATCAATTTTAGCCCTAATAGAATTAAATGACTCTCTAGATGAATTAGGGTTAGTTAACAATTCTGCTACTTGTTCTATATGTTTCATTTGATCATCTGTTATCTGGATAGACGATGATACATCTGAATAAGCATATTCGATAGGTAGTATTTTAGGTGGAACTAAATTTAATCTAGTAGTAATTTTGTCTACACAGGCTCTTATCCAGGTATTTCGTTCATAGATGGTTCTCATCTCTTTGAACGTTAATCGACCAACAGTTTCTCTGTGCATTGAATCTATAGTAGATTCACTTAATAAAGATCTACGCTTTCTTCTTTTAGCTAGATTGGGTTTTTTAGTGACCCTAGCCATTCTAGATGGTCTTATCAGATTGATTACAGAAGGAGCGTTCTTGCTAAAAGAAATCATTCTTCTTCACCTATAGTTTCTTCATCTTGGACATTAGTAGGAATCATTATTTTATCATTCATGTAAGCAGAATAGAAGCTTATTCCTACAAATATAATTGCAGATTGTAGTTTTCCTTCTAAAGTTTTTATGATTGATAAAATTAAACACGATATGAAACAGACAGCAGTAATAAATTTTAATAAAGTATCTAGGTCGAATTTACTCAAGATAGCCCATAAACCCACCATCGCTTGCTTTAGCATATTGTTTTATATTTACAACCACACCAGCTATAGACTGTATTAAATCATGTGACCCCCCTAAAGGATGATCATACTTATCCTCAATTCTTTCTAGCTGTCTAAGCTCTTTGTGTGGTAAGTTTTCTTTCCCCTCAGATGTATTGATGTAGAATGGATATAAATGTATTCTCTGACCATAGATAGATTTGACCAATTCATCAAATGGTTCTGAGGTTTTATCTATAGATAGCACTTCAGAGTCTATACCAAATGTTTTCATAGACTGTATGAAATCAGCAGATTGATAGCCATCTAAAGTAACCCTTCTAATATTAAAACCTCTGTCCAACATATCAAAAAGTATTTGCCTAATAGTAACTAGTTGAACAGGGTTTTCCTGATATCCTTTAAAGCTGGCTATTAAATCAAACACAATAATAGGTTCTTTTATTCTTCTTTTTCCACCAGTAACATTTCTATATTCTGTTTCTTTCCAGCCTATAGCATGACCTACAGCTAAACCTAGTCTATCTCTTGTTAGACCTATATCAACATGAGCGTATCTAGATATTCCCCTAGATGGATTAGCAAAACCAGGAGAAAACAATGTAGTTGTTATTTCTCCATTAGGTTGTACATAAGGGTTTTTAACTATTGGGTGTTTAACGTCTTTTAGTCTTATAAAAGATTGATCAATAAACTTATGGTGTGGTATTGCTGGAGAAACAGCGTCTATAGGATTCGCCCCAAAGTCTCTATTAGCGTTAGAGGTATTCCTAAAAAACTCATCGTAGAAGTTTTCAATATTTAATTCATCACGCATCTTCCATGTAGGAGCTTGTATAACTATAGAAGAATCTAGACGATGCATTTTTATATCATAGTCAAACTTCTCTTTTATGGATTCAGGTGTTAAACCAGATCTTCTAGAATCGTCAGTATCAAAAGTAAATATAGCATCTAAGTCTATATCTACATTTTGAGTATTTACTTTTTCAGTTGCCATTTTCCACTACCAAAAAATCCTCTTTTTTCAATAGTTGGTTTTCCCTTTTTTTCCCAACGTTTCTTAGCTCTATCTAATTCATTCTTAGTAAATAAGAAATTAGCATGGCTATATTCTTTCATACCTTTAGTACTTTCTAGCAAATAATAAATGTTAGTTTCACCTATATTGAACTCTTCTTCATTAGAATAAATCATTGTAACTCCTATTCAAATTCCCAAAAATTTTCTTTACTACCATCACTCACTATTCTACGCATATTTCTAACAGCAAAAGACTCTGTAGATTTAGGAGAAGTGATTACAATTATCTTATAGTGTGATGGAAACCTTGTTCTACAAGACCCTAAAAGGGATGTGTAGATGTCATCAGCCCTAGATTTGTCTTGGTTATCAACAAACCAATCAGCCTCATCTAGGATTCCTTGTTTAGTGTTATAGCCCAACCAAGCTTCAGATTTAGAGTGACCACACATACCAACAATATTCTTAGGGAATAAAACCCTATCCTTAGTGTCAATATAGTATGGAACCCTATGACCTTCAATCTTGTTAACGTCCAATGGGTTATCTACTTGATAAAAGCACTTACTGTGTTTTAGCTTTTCAATAAAGTCTGTAAAAACAATATCTCTAGCTTGGGTTTGGTTAGTTGCCATGTTGAGGAAATAAATGTGGGTTCCAACAGCCAATTTACTATACCTTTGTGGATCTCTTAACATAGCTGTTTGCCAGATGCCCCTGCATTGATAGATAGAGGAGTTAAAACTCTTACCACTACCTTTTCCTAAAATCAACCAAGCTTCTCTTATTTCAGGGTTGTCAATATGTGTTAGTAGTTGAAGGTTGGCTTCTGATATATCTCTAGATAAGTCCATATATTCTGTTGAGCATATAAACTCAGACATATCAACATACTCTTGCTCATACTCAGATCCTTCTTCACCACTAGATATTCTACGACTTAATTCTTCTGAAAAATTAGAAAAAAGATCACTACTTTGGATTTGCATTATCGCTTACCACCAAAATACTCTTCAGCATGTCCTTCTATTAACAGTATGTCATTAGCACAATAATAATCACTATCTGATTCAAAATCTGTATGTCCAAAAGATCTAGGGAATTCCTCTGCTTTTGGATCAGACGTATATCCAGTAACATAGATGTTACCTAAGTATCTTCCATACTTTCCTTTTTCAGTTGTTTTCACTAATACTTTTTTATTAGAACTGTTGATTAAATTATTTAATCTTTTTTTAGCCAATAATCCTTTTTCTTTTTCCTTTAAGTCTTTAGTTCTAGTCTCTGGTGTATTAATCCCACTAAGCCTTATTCGTTCTTTTTTCCAAGCATTAAACCCAAGATCTATTAGTAAATCTATAGTATCGCCATCTACCACTCTTAAGACTTTTGCTTTATATACATACATTATTGATTATTAGTTGCACCCTCAATTTCTTTTGCCAATTTAATTTTATATTCATCAGGTACATCTGCAGAAGAAATTATTGAAATAATGGTTTCTACCATTGCTCTAACATCAGCTAGTTTCACCAATGTTTGTAGTTTAGTTTCTAATTCCATTATATTAGTAATAGTAGTCGTTATTTGCTGAATTAATCTTTGCGATAATCTAACGTCTTTTTGTTCTGGATAATCCCCATGTTCTTGAACATTATATTGTAAATAAGTTCTTAATAAAGCCACTTCACCCCTTAAGTTAGACATTTGTTCATTGTCTACATGCTCATTCCATACATCTAAAAACTCAGAATCTTTAGGTAGTTTAGGGGTGAATCCTGTATTTGTTCTAACAAACTTATCACCATGTTTTTCTAAAAAATGTTGTTGAACCTCTTCATCACTTCTACCATAAGGTGAGGCTAAAGATGATTGATCTACTTTTTCTTTTGTTCTATTAGCAGTAGCACCAACTTCTGGTTTTCTATTGCTGTGAAAAAAACAATGGTTGTGTCTTTCACCTGTATTAACTTGCTTACCACTATCAGGGTCTGTTACCCACTTAAATGGTTTTGGTTTTTTACAGGACTTCCTGTCTTCTCCACAGTTAGAACATGTTTGAGTTTTTTGTTCATTACCAAAATATTGACCACAATCACATTTTGCTTTTAAATAACCACAGTAATCCATTTAAAAAATCCTATAGGTTGGATAGATAATAGGGTCTAAATTGAATATTTTAAGTTTTGGGTCATATTCAATTGGTATACCTTTCCATAAGTCTACATTATCTAAAGCAAGAGATTTCTTATACTGTAATCTGAAATCTACATAATCCCTTATATCAACAGCAAAGCTTTTACTACTGGTTATTCTTTTTTTAGGGGCTAACATCATTGTTAGAAATAAATATGAGAAGCTTGCATTAATGGCAAAATGACTTAAGGACTCTACTTGATGAGGTTTTATTTTACTATTGGTGATCTTTTCTATAGAGGTATACTTACACTCTATAGCTTTGAAACCAATATCAAAGAACCAAAAATCACAAGGTTTTTCACTCATACTAAATTTTCTTACTTCACTAGGGTCAGCAGGTCTGTACCAATAAAACAGTTGTTTTCTATTATATAGGTAATCTTTATAGTGTTTGAGGGTTGATGAAAACACTTTTTCTTGTCTATTTACCATTGTTCTTCTTCCTGGATAGATCCAGACCAAAAAGCCATTCCTCTTCTACGAACAAAAACCAATCCTTCTTTGGTAACAGGAGAATAAACATTACCTTTATATTCTTCTTTGATATGATGTTTTCTTTGGGCAGTACTAGCACCTTCTCCATGAATACTTAACTTATACATAATGTTCTTAGAGGTGATTGTTTGAACACCCTTTTTAGTTTGTATAGTGGTAGTTTTTCCTCTTTGGTCTTTTATTATCAAATTAGTTCTTCTACTTAAAAAAGACATTATTGCTTGATAATCTTTAGCTAAATCCTCTGAGACACCACAGAATAAACCAACACTATTGGTTTCTTTATTTTCCCAACCATCTCCTAATAAAGCACCCATCATGAATTGATTCAGTAACCTGGGGTGGTCATCGAATATATTGATTAGTCTTCTTTCTTTTTTAATTCTGTTTATTTTATTTAAGGCCCATCTATATAAGATACTATCATATATGGTGAAGTAATGTATTTTATTGGTTTCTCTATCATAACTATACTGTTTCCATCTACCTGGAAATAATATATCCATTACCCTAGATATTTCACTTATGTTGTGATCTTTACATTGAGTAATTATGATTGCAGCATCTTTTTTGGTTAGGTGACCATCTGTAGCCACTATGCCTAGCCAGTAATATAATGTTAGTTGGTTATAATCATAACTACCTATGGTAGTATCTTCACTATTGTTTTTTTGATTTAATTTTACCTTATGGTCTAATACTATATGTTTTCTCCAAACATGTGAATAAGGTATTCTCTCACATACTTTACTCATTTCATCTACACCACCCATGTGTTGTTTTATGGTGGTTGTCCACATGAATTGGTTTGGAGTGAATCTTGGGCTTTCCCAATATCTTGTTTTGAAATAGTGTATCTCACCACTGTAGGGTGTTTGAACTATATCTTTACTATTAGCCCATCTAGATTGACTAGTGCTAGGATTTTTAACCAAAATTTTTTCATTTTTTTCTATTCTAGAAATTGGCTTAAATCCTTTTCTAGTAAGTATTTCTGTATCATGGCAAAACATCTAAATTAATAAATTTCTTTAAGATTTCCTTTAGGTTGTTGAAATCTTTTTCTTCATATTTTTTAGTATTTGGGTTCCTACCATTCCAAATCCACCTTTTTATACCATATCCAGCAGATTTATTCACTTTAGTAAATTGAAAAGAACAGAAGTCTGGTAGGTTTTTGATCGTTAAGTATAGCTCTGATTTTTTTTTAGTAGTTCTAATTATGAATAGTGGGAATTCATCTAAGCATATGAAACATCTGAGGTTAGTATCTTCAGGATAGTCAAAGTTTAGTCGTTTAATATACTTATATATGTGCAGGTGAGATTCATTATTGATTTTTTTTTCTTTAACGCAAAAAACCTCTGGATCGAAAAATTTCATTATCAACTTGAATTCTTCTCTGCCATTCCAGATATTAACCTTATAATTATCCAT